CGCCCAAACAAAGTCGAGCTGGCCGCCGACGGTGGCAGCGCCGGCCCAAACGCCGCCGGAGAGGCCAGTGCCATCAAGTGGGACCAGGATCGGGATTAGGTGGAAGCCGATACCCCAATCATCGACGCTGAGCGGCGCAGTCGTGGCTGAGGCGACGATGCCGGTGGCGAGCGCCGGGATGATCCAGCAGTTGCGTGGTTTGATGATGCCCTTCTCGACGACCGGATTGACGTTGGCCGCTGAGACAGAAGTCGGTGAGGTGCCGCTGCTCGAAGTCAGGACGGTGCCGGCATGGAAGGTGCCAGCCGTGCTGACTGTGTAGCCGGTGACCGAGAAGTTCATCAGAGCTGTGGCGGCCGCTGAAGCGCCGGCACCCGTCGGGTCTGTAATTGTGAGGGTTGGGACCGCAGTCACAGGGGTGCCAGGGTCAGTGCAAAGGATCGCTGAGAGCGTGCCTGCACCAGTCAGTGCCTGAACGATAGGAGCCGCCGGGACAATCGTGGTCGACGGGTCTCTCGGATCAGTGATAAAGGTCAGAGTCTGCGACCCAACATAACCGCCACCTTGATTGTCGATGACGACGGTGTTGACAGCGCCGGCGGAGAGCGTGGTGTGGGCAGTGGCAGGAACACCACCAGGGCCTGGCGCTGGGATCTGGACACGAGGGGCATAAGTATAGCCGGAGCCGCCAGTGACAACTGTGACTGAGGTGTTCAGCCGGCCACCGATAACAGGCCGCCATAGCGATCCGCCGGCACTCGCAGTGACAGTTGTCGTTGCAGCATAGTTGGTCCCAGCATTCGTGATGACGGCGCCGGCGGCGCAGCCGCTCATGTTGATGAGACGGAAGTTGGTGCCGTCGGAGTCAACATAAGCTACCCCGTCAGTCGAGCGCGGGATCACTTTCCACACCGACATCACCGGGTCCCAAATCTGGAGATAGCTGTACTGGCCAAGGCCAACCATCAGCTCACCAGCAGGCAGGATGCGAGAGTTGCCAGGGAACAGCGACTCGCCGTTGGTCGCAAGCGCACCCAGCTGGGTCAGAAGGCCGGTGCCGCGAATAGCAGCCATCAAAGGTTCTCCTTAGAAAGCATTCCCGGTGATGCCGGTGATCTGCATCCCGCTGACCGGCTTAGTGCAAAGCACATTGAAGGCAACGATCAGCACGCCGATGTTGGCGATTTGGAAGTTCGGGATCGTTGAGTGGAAGCCGCTGAATGCGAAGGGTGCATCCTCGCTGATATACATCCCGACATACTTGGAGTTGAAGAGGTAGGAGCTGCCCTGAGGGAGGAACGGGTCAGGGAAGATCGGGACATTGAGGACAGTCAGGCAGCGGAAGCCGGCGTTGACCTGGTCATCGACCCCATAGCGGGAGCCTGGCGTGGTTCGGAACTGCTCGGCGGCCATGAAGTCTTGCATGAGCGTCGTCCAGTCACCGAAGGCCATGACACCAAAGTCAGGGGCCTCACCACCAGCAAGAAGGGTGAGGTTGCTGATCTTGGTTGCGAGGCCGATCCGAGTGCTGATCGCACCACTAGATGTCTTCAGCGTCGACTTCCAGAACGGGTTAGCGTTGCGGTTGACACCACCATAGGTGGCGACATTTGTGCCGTCGTCGAAGGCTTGAGCAAAGCTGTCGACCTGGAGAGGAAGGGCTGAGTTGTTGGTATAGAGCGCTGAGGCGATCTGCTGGGTCATGACAGCTTTGGCATCTGCCATGACAGCGCGGAGGCGAGGGATGACGACTTCGGTTGATTGGACCAGGGCTTCCATCCCGAGGAAGGGGATCGGGACAACACCGAGCTTGAGATTGAACTCAGCATTCTGGATCGCAGTGAGATCCGTCGGCTGTGGGAAGACGCCATCAAAGCCGGCACAGCTGTAAGCGACGAAGCTGGCTCCTTGAACCGGCACGGTAACCGAGCTGATGCCGCCGGCGGCCCGCTGCGAGTTGCCCAGCAACAGGGACAGGACAGGATGAGCCTTGTAGAGCTGGACGACGAGGCTCGGAATGAACGCCCGGCGCGTGATTGCCGCAAGCTCGTTCCCAATCGCGCCCGACGGGATAATTCCACTGCCGAATTGCGGCATCTAAGGTTCTCCTCTTACCAGCCTCGGCGGCAAAGCCGCCAAGCCGAAAGGTGCTACGCGCTCCGGCTATGCAGCCGACCGCCGGATCTCAGTCAAGACGCCGGCGGCTTCCTGGTCAGCCCAAGCCTCAGGGTTCGAGATCAGAAGCTTGGACGAAGATTCATCCTCACCGGGCATGCCGAAGTCACCGCCTTTGACCCAGCCCGCGGGTGCGATCGACGAGGGGGTAACTGGCGCCGGCGGCTCGGGATTCTGCTTATAGTAGAGAGCAGCGGCAGCCTCAGGATCAGCAAGTTTGCGGTTCTTCATGAAGTTGATGAGTTTCTCCTGGCCCTCTTCAGTCAGGCTATAAGCTGAGACTGTGTCGTTCCAGCTCTTGTCGAAGTCGCCTTGAGCCGCTGCATCAGCGGCGGCCTTCTTCTCAGCGTCGCGCTCTTCGATCATCTTGTTGAGCCGGGCATCGACATCGTCGATCCGGGCGACATAGGGAGCTGCTACATCAGAGGCGACCTGAGCCTCTGGCACCACAGTCTTGATTGCTTTCTGATAATCGACGGCCGTGTCCTTGTGTGTATAGAGCTTCTGATGAAGAGCATAGGCTCTCATGCCAAGGTCAAGCGCACGAGCACCGCCGGCCTTCTTGACTGCGTCAAGAAGAGCCGAGTCTTCGTCACTGAGGTCGATCAGCGGCATAGCAGACCCCTATTTCGAGTTCATATTCGGGGTGTGAGAGACAGACTGCGAGTTCTTGATGCTCGGCATGACGGACTTGCGGGCACCAATGTCAGTCTTGCTGAACGGCACTCGGGTCACCATCGCGTCGGGATTGTCGAGATCCTGAGGGACGGAGTTGCGGTACGGGCCAGGAAACTTGTCAGCCATGTCAGGCTCCCATTGGTGAAGGCATCTGCGGCGGCATGCCGCCAGCAGGAGGCATTGGAGGTGCGCCGCCGGCGCCAGCAGGCGCCGGCTGGCCGGCTTGTAGAGCAGCCAAAGGACTCTGCTGCATCCTCGACGCAAGCATCTGCTTCAACGCCTGAAGATTGACCCCGGGGGAGGCAGCTTGTGGAGGTGCGTGCTTGCTTAGCTTCGAGATCGTCGCAAGCACTTCTTTGTGCAGCGGATGCTGCACAGGGATGTTAGAGAGGGCCTTCTCAAGCATGTTCACCGCCTCTTGCACCATCGCCGCCCCGTTGGCAGCTGCCCCTGGATTGCCGCTAGGGCGAGCCAAAGGGGAGGAACCAAACGGCGGTTGCTGAATGGATGAAAGAGACGGTGAATCCATGTCCTCAACGTGCTTGGAGCGTGCTCAGAATCTAGCGCTTGCCGCGCCGATGCCTACGCTTCGCCATGTGGGCCTCCTCTAGAGTGAAGCTAACTGGAGAGACGCCCTATCCAGTCAGCGATGTGAACCCTTGCGGAGAAGTTCAGGATGGGCAGCTATCAAAGCTGCGTGCTCCCTATGCCTCTCTTCAGCGTTCGCGATCAATGTGTCCTCACGAGCAGGATGTGTCAAGCGGATAAGATCAACATCGTCGACGGCTTTAAGCCGAGCTAAATCGAATGCAAGCCGGCGAGCATCATCAGCGAAGGCTGGACTGGAGCTGTGAGCATCAACCTCTAGCCGATAGTCATCCGGGATTTGGTCTAGCAGGAATGCTACTGGCTCTGCTTGATCTTGTTTCTTTGCCTTCAAAGTGAACCGAACAGGGAGCTTCGCCCGCAACATCTGAAAGCCGAGATCCCCGAGCGCCGCATATCGACGTTCAACACCAAGAGCCCGATCCCGGAGCCGAGGAGTTGCCATCCTGATAGCCGTATTGGATTGAAGCCCACTCCTCATCCCCTGATCTCCTAGCCCACGAGAGACTGGAGCATCAAACCCAGAAGCTCGATGGAAGATATTGTAGAGCGATTCGAGCCAAGGAAGAGCCTGCTCAGGGAGTTTGGGGGCATGATTCTCGATCTTGAACTGAGGACTCATCTCAGCCATACGGCCGCCAGGTTTCATGAGAGCGGAGCGGCGTTCATCAATGTTGCCTGTGATCCCTTGGAAAGATAGAGGTGGGTCTTCCTGCATTCTCATCGTGCGGCTGATACCATTGACTTGAGCTGTAACGGCCTCTTGAGCCATCATCAAAGTGGCGACCTCGGAGCGACCCCAGAAGTAGTCCTTGGTAGTGTTGGGAGAGACCTGGATGAAGGGATGGCGGCCTTTAACACCAGAGAGATTCCGGCGTTGAAGCTTGCCTTCAATGATGATGTCGTCGATCAGCTGGAAGGTGGTGTAGTCCTCACGCTCATTGTCGAGGACCCAGAGTTCGTCGATTTGAAGGAGGTCAGCTAAAGTCTGGGGGGCCATGACGGCAGAGGG